TAGTGGAGCTGCATCAGATCCAGCTTCTAATCTTACCTTAGTAGAGGTTATTGATGGTGTTGGATGCATTGCTAGAGACTCCATTCAGGATGTCGGAACAGATATTTTCTTCCTTAGTGATACAGGGGTTCGTAGCCTCGGTAGAACAATTCAAGAGAAGTCAGCACCTTTGTTTGATGTATCAAAGAATGTTAGGGATGATCTAATCAGTGACATCGCTATCAACGAAGATAACGAGAACATCAAATCAGTATTCTATGAGAAGTCTGGATTCTATCTACTTAGTTTACCTACTAGAGAACTTTCCTACTGCTTCGATCTCAAACAACGTCTACAGGATGGTTCCTGTAAAGTAACTACGTGGACACTAGCTCCAAAGGCTTTACTGTCTACAAGAGATAGAAAGCTATATGTCAGTAGAGCTGGTTACATTGGTGAATATGCTGCTAGTTACTCTGACAATGGAACAACGATTAGATTCTTGTACTATACATCTCACTTAGATGCTGGTAACGCATCAATACTAAAGATACTTAAAAAGTTATCTATGTTAGTTATTGGTGGTTCGCAGACTCAAGTATTCCTTAAATGGGGTACAGACTACACTTCTAACTATCAAAGTGCTGAGTTAGCTGTAATACCAAGCACAACACAATCAGAATACAATGTGTCTGAGTTTAACATTGCTGAATACTTCAGTACAACTAAATCAATCAACCTACTTAAAGCACAACTTAGCAACGATGGTAGAGTGTTCCAAGTAGGTATCGAAGCTAACGTAAGTGCTGATATACTGTCCATACAACAGATGGATGTATTCTTCAAAACTGGAAGAACAGTATGATCATTTTTGATAGGAATCACTAATGGCTACCACTATGAACTTAACTCCTGAACAGAAGTTAGGAGTTCTTAATGTCATTGCAGGTAATATAGGAAACCCTGAAGCAATTAGACAAGCTGCACAGAGGTTTGGAGCAACTGCTAATGATTTAGCCAACATCACAGGTATTCCTGTAGATCAAGTTCATCAGTATTTCTTAGATGCTGGTGTACCTATGGGTACTGTTCTTACCGGTGATGTACAACGAAACTTTGGTACTGAAGGTAATATCCGTCAGTTAGACAAAGGCGAAGACATCACTGTTGAGAAGGCTATCGGACGACAAGGTGATAAGATTGTTGTTCAACGGTATGATGCTTATGGCACACCAACAACGACAAGACTTGCTGATCCTAATACTTCTGAAGGTAGAGGCTGGTTACAAGCATTGGGTGTTATTGGTGGTGCTATTGCACTAAGCAGTATACCTGAGATCAGTTCTTTGTTTAGTAGCGGGGCTGCGGAGCTTGGTGGTTTAGGTGCTCTTGGAGAAGGTGCTGGTGCTGCTGGAGCAACAGCTGCTGGTTCTACCGTTGCTGGTACTACCGCCGCTGGAGCAACCGCTGCTGAAATTGCTGCTGCTGGTGGTACAGTTCCTGCTTCTTCAAGTGGACTATTAAGCTCTGCTGTTCCTGGAGGTGCTGCAACCGTTGCTGGCGGGACAGCTCCTGCATCTTTAACAGTAGCATCGACATCCATACCTGCTGCTAGCACTATATCCCCCGCAGTGGTTGGTACAGGTCTTTTAAGCGGTGCTGCTTTAACAAATGCGCTGACAAGTGAAGGTATTGTAGCTAATGAAGCTGCTAACGTAGCTCAGCAACAAGGCGTAACAGAACAAAATCCCGCTGACGTAGCTACAGCAGGAGTTACTACCACAGCAAGTACAGCATTAGGATTAACTAGTTTAGCTAAAGCTTTATTAGATCCTAAAACACTTGGTAGTCTTGTTAATTCTGGTGTTAATCTAGCTTTAATTCAAGACGCTGCCGATAAGCTACGTAAACAAGGACAGATAAGCCAAGACGAATACAATGCATTATCAACAAGATTATTCAATACTTACCGTGATGTAGGTTTAGGTGCTGGTACAGCATTAGCTAACATTGGTGAACGTGCATCAAAGATGGTTGGTGACTTCACACCCTATGGTGTATCCACTAACTTAGTAAACACAAGAGTTAATCCACAGACAGGACAACTAGAAAGTAACCTTACTGACACAGCTCAGATGCTGATGGCTCCTCTAGGTAGAGCTGCTATTCAGTCTGCACAGGCTGCTGAGATGACTAACGTAGATCAACTCAGTCAGGATTACTACAACAAGTTAGCTGCATTGTCCGCACCTGAAGCACAGCGTCAGCGTCTAGCTACTGAAGAGCGTATGCGTCAGCAAGGTAGGTTAGGTTTACTTGGTTCTGGTCTTGATGTAACCGGACAACAAGTAAGCACAGCAGCACCTGAGCTAACTGCTTTGGAACAAGCATTGGCAAGACAGCAACTAGAAAGAGAAGTACAGTCTAGAAACCTTGCATTAGGTGAACGTGGTACACTGTTAAGCCAAGCACAGCAAGCCTATGCACCACTACAGCAGATTAGTCAACAAGCACTACAACAAGCTCAGTTATCTGGTCAGTTAGGTCAGATGTCTCAGGCTGGTAGGGTTGCACAAACTAATGCTTATATGCAACCTGCTATAACTGGTATCACAGCACCGCTAAATCTATTCTCTCAAGGTCTAACACAAACAGGTACTGCTCAGGCTCTTGGTATTAATGCTAAATTAAGAGCTGACGAAGAAGCTTTAGCAGCTCTTGTAGGTGGCAGAAGAAACGTAGCTAACCAGTTATTTGGACCTAACGGTATTGACTACTCAAAGCTAATTGATGCTGGTTCTAAAATACTTGGTTTATAAGGAACAGTAATGGCACAACAACAAATGAGTTTATTTGGTCCTAGTGCTTTCGATATACAAAGACAACAAGCACAACAAGACCAAACTAATGCAGTAGCCCAGGCTCAATTAACTCCTTTCCAGAGTATAAGAGCTAGTGCTCTTATGTCAGGTACACAAGCTGGTAGAAGCTTAGCAGGTTTGTTCGGTATCGAAGATCCTGCGTTGTCTGAAGCTAAGAAGATGGAAGAGCTAAAGGCTGCTGTGGCTTCTCAGTGGGATGGTAATGATCCGCTAGTGGCTTACAAGATCTTCGCTAAAGAAGCTTCTGCTAGAGGTCTTACACAAGCTGCTATCGGTGCTGCTACGCAAGTTAAAGCTTTGGAGACTGATAGGGAAAAGACTGAACAGCAAAGAATTAAAACATCTTATGAAATTGGTAAGATTGCAGCACAGACACAAGAAGCATTACGTAAGGCACAGCAAGCCACTGCTGCTAAATTACCTTCTTTAGTCCAATATCAAGAAGCTAGAGATGCTATTGATTATGCTTTACAAACAGAACAAGATCCTCAAGTTCGAACAAGGCTTGAGGCAAGGAAGAAAGAACTTGATAACTATATTAACAAAGAAAGCACAAGAGAGCCTAAAGATAAAACACCTCCTTCAGTAGGTCAAGACAGAGAAGCATTAGCTCAAGATATGTTTGGTACGGATTTTTACAGTTTAACACAGGAACAAAAAAGAGCTGTTAATAAAAAAGCTGATGAACGTGCTGAAAGACTTAAACCGTCTCTAAGTGTTACGTTACCTAAGAACTTAAAATCTATTGGTGATGTTAGAGAACAGTTTACTACTTCCGTAAAACCATACATCACAGCAGCTAATGCAGCAGAACAATCAGAAGCAATGATTGATCAAGCCTCTAAAGGAAACTTCCAGGGTTGGAGAGCAGCTATTACACAGTTAGCTAAATCTGTCGGTGATAGTCAAATTAGTAGAGCTGAGATTGAGGCCTATGGTATTGATCCTAGCCTGGTTGGTTCTATCGTTGATCGGACAAGTATTTTCTTATCGGGAACTCCTTCACAAGACACAATCAATAGTGCTAAGAAAATTGCAAGTTTAGTGAAAAAGGTTAATCAAGATAGAGCAAAACAAGAGCAAGGTACGTTTCTTGAGTTGGCAACGCAGGCTGAAGGGTACAACCCAAAAACAACACCTAGATTCTTTGAACTTCCTTTTGCACCTACTACGGAAGGGGTACGGGAAGGCACTACCTCATCAGGAACTAAATATAAACTTACAATTAAGTAAGGAATAGTAATGCCTACTTACACGTATACGATTAAAGGTCGTCCTGTAGAAACACAGTCACCTCTTTCTGATAAAGAGATTGATGAAATTGCAGCAACTATTCCTGACAGTGAGCCTAAGAAATCCATGACGCAACAAGCGTCAGAAGTATTTAGACGAAGAAATCAAAGAGAACAAAGTGATGTATCTACGTTAGATTACCTAGGTAATGTTGTCAAAGAATCAGCAGCTCGTTTCCCTGCCCAGATTTTACGTGCTATGGGCGGTATGGAACCAGCTCCAGAAGAACTACGTAGGGGTATTGAATCTCAGATAGCACAGCCTGTAGAGCAAGCTGGTAGAACTACTTTAGGCGCACAACAGATACAAGCTCCTTCACGCACAGCTCGTGTGATTGGTGCTGGTATTGAGTCTACAATGGACCCTTTGAGTATAGCAGGAGGTTCTAGTATTGTTGGTCGTTTATTTGGTGGGTTTATACCAGGAATGACAGCAGAGGTTGGTTCACAATCTTTAGAAAAGTATGGCCCTGTTCCTCAAGCACTAGGTGCTTTAACTGGCGGTATTACTGGTGGATTAGCACAGTCTCAGATTGGTGGTAGGATCGCTAAGGCTGGTTATGAAAGAGGTATGCCAATAGTAAAACGGACTTGGCAAAAAGTAACAGGAACACGTCCAGAGGAAGAAATACAGCGTGAGGCTAGTGGTGCTGTAGAAAACATCCTACGTGCTGCTGCTGACGCTGATCCTAACATTGCCGCTAACATCCAGAGAGCTGATGAGATAGCTCGTACTACTGGTGTACAACTACCAGCAACGGCTATCCTAAACAGTAACCCTGTGTTGGTTGATCAAGTTAGGAGCTTAGCTGCTAGAGATCCTGTATTCCGTAGTCAATACGGTCAACAGTTTGAACAAGCTCAACAGGCTTTAGAGGGAAGAGCTACAAGATTGTTCGGACAACCAGCAACAGCCAATACAATCATTCAACAAACTGTTAAGGATATACCTTTAGATAAGGCACAACAACGCAGGTTAGATGCGCTAAATAAACAGATTGCTAAAGAGTCTAGCTTTAATGTCGCTGATCAACAGCAGTTAGGTTCTCGTTTAGCCACACTTGTTGCTACCAAAGAAGATGAAGCTAAGAAGGCTGTAGCTCCTCTATATCAACGTGCTTTTGATTACGCAGAGCAAAACAACGTAGGTCTTCCTGCTGCTGGTGTAGCAGATATATTTCAGTTTGCTACTGATCAACGATCTGCTGATGTGTTCAAGACATTTCCTTCTATCTGGAATAAGATCAACACACAGTTTAAACCTACGTTATCAGAACCAAGTGCGTTGTTAAATGAACGTGGTCGTCCTTTAGTTCCTGGAGGAGAACAAGTTTTTAAAGCAGCTAGTATTGAAGATCTTGATTCATTAAAACGTGAGATCAACAGACAGTTACGAACAACAAGAGATGAAGCATCTGTAAGGCTTTTAAGTGAATTAAAGTCTAAAGTTAATGGTGTGATTAACACACTTCCAGAAGGGTTTGTTACTCAGTACAAAGCTGCTGATGCAGCTTATCTTGATCAAGTAGGATTACCATTTAATACAGAAGCTATCAAGCAAGTAGATAGAGCTAAGTTTGATGAATCTGTTTTACCTGTACTAACTAAGAATAAGTCAGCTTTATCTCAGTTCTTAGATGTAACTGGTAATGAAGGCTCAGACTTAGCTATGAAGGCTTTCTTGTTAGACTTTGACAAGACGGCAGTGAAGAATGGTGTCATTGATGTTAATGCTGCTAGAAAGTGGTTAAAAGCAAACAATTCTGAATTGTCTTTGTTAGGCGATAAAGCAGATACCATTAGAAATGCCGTTGATAATGTAAATACTCTTAACGCAGAAAAGGTAAGAATCAACAATGCCTTCACAGAAGCTAAAAAGAATAAGCTACTCCAACTAGAAGGTAAGACTGCACAAGAGATCGTAAGTGGTCTATACAGCAAACCAGCTAATGTAGATCAGTTCTTACGTACCTATGGTAGTAACGTAGATACATTGAATGCTGTACGATCATTCATGTTAGATGATGTGTTGTCCGCTACTGATCCTATTGCAGCATTGACGGACAGGACTAGGAAGGCTACATACGATAAAGTCTTTGGACCTACGTACATCAAGAATGTAGAGAGCTTAGCAGAAGCTTCTAGGAGATTAGCGGACAATCCTGCTAATGTTACGTTTAACGTACAGGAAGTACCTAAAACAGAGATTGAGCGTATAACAGGTACTACACCAGAGTCTATAGCATCACAAGTGCGTGATCGGTTTACATCAGCACCATACGTAGTAACATCCTTGTTGTCCAAATTCTGGGCAAAACAGACAGCAGAAGCTACTGATGCTCAACTTAAGGCTTTATTGCTTAATCCTCAAGAAGTCAAGAAGCTATCACAGGCTTTCACACCTAAGGCTGATGGATCTTTAGATTTAACTAAGGTTAACTCAGCACTGAAGTCAGCACAGAAGTTCGGTGTTAACTTACTAGAGATGGCAATCAATGATGCTGCAATGGGTGCTGTAAGAGCTACACCAGCTATCCAGGCTAACATGCCAGAGGAGATGCAGTAATGTTTGAACTCATTGGTGCTCTGATCGGTGGTGTCTTTCGTCTTGCTCCAGAGTTCTTAAAGATCTTAGATAGGAAGTTTGAAAGAGAACATGAACTGAAGAAGTTAGATGTTGAAGTCTCTATCGCTAAGATGCAAGCAGAGTTTGCTTTACAGCAGGGGCATCAACGTCTACAAGAGCATGAATTAGATGCTATCGGTGAAGCATTCAAACAACAAGCAGAGTCTGACAGCAAAGCCTGGAAGTGGGTAGCATCGCTATCTGCTTTGGTTAGACCAGCAGTGACCTACTGGTTTGTTTTCTTTTACTCAGCAGTCAAGATTGCAGGGCTTTACTTAGCTTTTTTACAAGACGGTAGTTGGACTTCTGTGCTCGTCACAGGCTGGACTGATTTCGATGAGGGAATGCTTGCTATGATACTTTCGTTTTATTTTGTGGGTAGGGTCTGGGAGTCATCGAAAAAATGATAGACAAAGTAAAGAAAGCTGAACAAAATAGAAAGTATAGGGAAAAGAATAAAGATGATCTTAGGGAAAAGAAAAAACAATACTATTTGAAAAACAAAGAGTCTATCAGGCTTAAGTCTAAGCAAAACTATGAAGTTAACAAAGAAGCGTATAAAGAAAGAGCAAAGAAGTGGAAAAAAGATAACGCAGCAAGACACAATGCTTTATGTATGGATAGACATGTTAAGAAATTAAAAGCAAGGCCTTCCTGGTTAACTATGATTCAATTAGTACAAATTCAAGAGTTCTACGAAATAGCTAAAGCACGTTCTTATCAGACTGGTATTGTTCATCATGTAGATCATATTATCCCGCTACAAGGTAAAAATGTATCTGGTTTACATGTTCCTTGGAATCTACAAATTTTAACTGCCTCAGACAACTGCAGTAAAAGAAACGGTATATGGGAATCAAAGAAGTAATCGCCATTGCTGAACCACTAATCAAGAGATTCGAAGGCTGGAGAAGTAAACCCTATCTATGCAGTGCTAACGTCCCCACCATAGGTTGGGGATCAACCATGTATGAGAATGGTGATAGGGTTACCTTAGATGATCCTGAGATCTCAAAAGAAAGAGGACAGGAATTGTTTGAACTTGATGCAGAAAGATTCCTACTTCAAGTCTACAAAGCCTGTCCAGTGTTGACGAAACACCAAAATAAAGCTGCTGCAATACTTAGCTGGACTTATAACTTAGGACCAGCTAGGCTCCGATCATCCACGATGCGAACAAGAATAAACCAAGAACGATGGGAGGAAGCTGTTCAAGAACTAAAGCGTTGGAATCTTGCAGCAGGTAAAGTAACCAAAGGCCTTGTTCTTCGTCGTGAAGCAGAGGCGACATTATTCCTCCTTAGCCCATCCAATAACAAAACTGAAGATAGCGATGTTAACGAAGACAAAGAACCCTTCGAGAAGAACCTCAGATCCGTCCTCGTCAGTTACGACAAAATCATCAGAGTAGCAAAGCCCTAGCATAAACCCTGGTAGAAAAGACCAACCATAGATATTCGGCATAGTTTTCCTTAGTGACCTTTATAGACCCCTTTGCAGGGGTCTTTTTTTATCTAGATGTCACAGACACCGGAAACACAGGCAAGCTGCTGTGCACCTTCGACGTTATCATCATTTTCCTTAAGCATATCCCAGTTGATATCTGAAGGCATCTTAGCTAACAAGGCTTCATATTCTTCCTTGTTGCATGTCTCATAAGGAGCCTGCCTATACGTACCACCATCCATTGGCAGGAATGATACACCAGTACAGATGTCAAAGTTATCGAATACCCAAGCCCCTACAGTAGGCCATTCATTCTCATTGACTGAGATAGTTACTGAAGGTTTATGTTCGCACCAGTGAAGCTGATATACACGCCATAGCTTAAGATGAGATATAGCATCAACATCATCCCTGGTAATAGCGCCTTCAGGAGCCTTCATAGGAAATGAGAACACTGTAGTGCTATCTGGTCTCATCACACAAGGTTCACTAGGAATACCTTGTTCGATCATAAACGCCGTGAGAGGGTCTTTTTTATCTGATCGTACACGCCTAATGTAATACTGGGCATGTTGAGGATGAATGCCAGAAGCAGTGCCACACAACTGAGACACAGTACCAGAAGGCTTGACGCAAGTGATAGCAGCAGAGACAGGGATATTAAGAGCACTTGCTGTAACTTCGTTAGCAATGATTGCTTCATTTCTCAACATCTCCAATCTTGCTGGTAACGCTTTATCATCAGGATCATTTAGTAGTTTATGATCATAGATACCTGTCAGTGATACACCTAATAAACGCTCTTCAGCGGTGTTCTTTTCCCAGATCTTACGTAGGTATGGGAAGGTAGTCATTGTGCTCTGCCAAGTACCTAGAACAGCCGCTACACGTACTTTGTACATCAAGTCTTGAAGTGTGTCCGTATCACGAACAATGACCTCTGTGAGGTTACAGAACTGGTAAGGACGTAGGATAATCTCTGAGCAAGGATTCGTACCAAAGTCATGATTAGGATCTCTACGACCATTGATAGCTGCTTGCTTCTTTGATGCATCTCTGTTAAAGATACCACGTTCACCTGAATGGCTTTCATAGATCGAACACCATTCACGCATAAACTGCCCTACTGAAGGCTTTACATCATACACAGCAGAGTTATTAGCAAGACTACGCTGTCCTTGTTGCTCCCACCATGCTCCTGCTTTAGCGTGTGCCATACGATCATCACTTAGATCGCTTAAAGAGATCATCGCAGAACGCCGCACACCACCCACAACAACAACCTCCCCGATCTTGCACAGAATATCATGGCATTCAAGGGACGAGAGACGACGATTTTTGGCCGCTTGGAACTTCCTAATAACAAACTTGAATAGTTCAACGAGGGGTTCTGGACCAGAAGCTCTGCCTCCAAAGGTCTTAAGTCTGGAGCCAGCAGGTCTAACTTTGGATACGTCCCAGGTTGCAACTTCTCCAGCGTATAGTAAAGCAATGAGCTGTCGTAATGCTTTAGCCCAGCCCTCTTTGCTGTCGGATACCACGATAGTAGTTTTACTATCGAATAACTGATCAGGGACTTCAGGTAGTTGGTTAACATACTTAGCCTCTACTGAGAATCCAACGCCTGTACCGCATAAGAGGATGTACATAGCCTCATCAAAGGACTTAGGGTCGTCGATAGGCAGATAACTACAGTTATAACCAGCAATGTTCTGACGCTCAAGTGCCTCTCCAGCAGTCATCATACAACGCATCGAAGGCATTACATCCATGTTAAGGATTGCTTTATGCACTGTCTTGTAGATGTGTTGTGGGATCTCATACTTGTGTTTGTCTAACAGTTGTTTCTTCATGAATCCCATGTAGCGTTCAACTGTTTCACTCCAGTTCTCACGTCTGCCTTGTTCGTCAATGAAACGACTGTAGCGGCTTTTGTGGATAAAACTTGAGTAGTTATTTAACTTCATTCTTCGTCCTCTTCGGTGTCATCTATTTCGTCAACAAGTTGGTCAAACATGGCTTCGATTCTGTCCTCAAACCTGTCTACCAGTTCTTCCGCTGTTATGTTCAATATCTCAAGTAGAGATATTTCATCCAGTCTCTTAAGTTTTTCAAATAAGTCCAGAATCGTTAAAGCCATAGTCACTCCTTATAATACTTACTCTTTACTAAGTCATAGTTCTCAATCACATACTCCAGATAGTGTACTGCTTTAAGTAGATCTTCTCTACCGTTCTTTCGTTGGTGTCTCTGTACGTACTTAACAACATTAGCTAACCAAGGGTCTAATGACCATGCTGAGATAACATCCCAAGGTTGCAGTGTTGTCTGTTTGTAATGATCACCACCAACCTGTTTAGCTTGGTTTGAGTATTTCGGCAGCAATTGGTTCACTCCTTCTTTGTTGTTGCCACCCACCACAGTCTTGGCATTGATAGCGTTGGTACTTTCCTGTGAGTGAGGTACTAAACCCTCGTCTCTGTAGATTGATACTAGCGCATCGTGTACAGCTTCGGTGGTCTTTGTTGACACTGATGTTAGGATGGGTTCGAATCCAGGGAAGAAATCGCTCATAAACCTTCTCCAGCAATATGACATCCTGTTTATTGTACTGCTCCATGACTTCCCATGCTGCTTTGTCTTTGTTCATACACTTGATCCAAAGTTCAAAGCCTTCATGTTTAGTCTTTTGTCCTAGTCCTAACGCCCTAGCTACATAGTCTAACTTATTACTAGGAAACCTAAACTCCTTTCTAGCAGTCTTCAACAGATCAATCTGATGGTAAGGTGCTGGAGGAGACATACCAGCCTCTAGGAACTCTTTATTAAGTGTTGGTATGTCAAACCTAGTTCCATTGTAATGTACCACAGCATCGCACTCATCTAAGAGACTATGGATCTTCTTTAGCATAGTCTTCTTACCGTTTAGGATACTGCTGAACATTAACTGATCACCTTGATACCACTTAGCGGACCAACACAAAACACTACTGCTGTCTACGATTTGACTGATACTGATGTTCTGTTGAAATAAACCCCAGCAGTAAACCGTGTTTGGTGCTGATTCGATATCAAGTAGTAGGATTCGCATCAGCGTCTGAGTCTGTTTCGTAGTTTACAGGATCATCATGTCCGAAGATATTAACGATCTTTCCGAACTGGTTAACAAACACTTTATCCTTGACATCATAGCCATAGTAAGCACCGATAGCTTCACAAGCTTTCTCTAACAACTTAGGCCATGCAGTGCCACTATCGTAGGTAGCATCAATAGTAACTATATGGCTTAATGGGTAACCATAGTCAGCGTTGTGCCTCTTTCCTTCTTCGTCTTCATCTGAACCTATTGTCATATGAAAACTAATTCTACTGTCGCTCATCTTCATCTCCATTCATTAGGGCATCCCAGGCATTAGGGAATACTTCAGAGCAGACTCGGCAGATGTTCTCTGCAACGATCCTTGTCTCTGCTTGGGCTTCCTTTGCTAACCTTAATTGACATACTCTAGCAAAGGCGTAAAGGCTCCCACTCCAATACCATTCAGTCATCATGGATTGGGGGAGAATCATCCTAGCTTGCTC